TTTACTAGAAGTGATTTAAAACCTGCTGTTATAGATGGTCAGAAAATGATTACTTTTACTCCTAATACAATAACATATGCCATACCATTATCATCATCTTTAGGTAGAAAAATTAGTAGAGCAAGAATAGGTATTGTATTTCATACTAGATACAGTGGGTCAATCATAGATTCAATGTCAGCAGGGTTTGGTGTCAATGTCAAACCATTACAAGGTGTAGATAGTGTGGCAGTATTCTCCTCAGAGTTTACTAATGTAAATGGTATGGCAAACCTATCTCCTGCAGAGTTGTCTAAGATAAACTTAACTATAGCATCTGCTAAACGTAACCTTACTGGTGGACGTAAGTTTCTTAATACTATTAATAAAGAGACAGGGTCATTTGCTTACAATGCATTGTTTAAAATGTATTTCAACCAAGTAATACGCTCAGGAAAGATACCAACTAACTCTTCTGCCATGGCAAAAGGGTATATTTCTTTCGTAGATGCACGTTTCAAGGCAGAAATTGCTAAGAAAAAGACTGCTAAAGCACAGAAAGACTGGTCTGACAGGGCTGATAAGGCTCTTGCTTATCTAAATAGTAATAAGTCTGTCATGTATTCCGCACTTAGCGGTTTCAAAGACCTTATGACTGCCAAAGAGCAAATCATAAATAAACTGAAAAAGATAGAGGGTGTCGGCACTTTCTTAGAAGATGAAAATGGTTACAAGGTAACCAGTCCAGAAGGGTTTGTCGCTATTAAAGATGGTGCAGCACTCAAACTGGTAGATAGATTAGAATTTTCTAGAGCAAACTTCACCGTCGCTAAAGATTGGGGCAAATGAATTTTTTAGAATTTATAACTGAGGCAACTAAGAGTGCGTCTCAACAAAACAAACCTAAGAAACCCACGACAAGTCAAAAAGGTCAGAAGACTTCTGGTAACCTAGAGGACAAGCATGTTGCTATTACTTTTGGTCGCTTTAACCCTCCTCACGCTGGCCATGGCAAGTTACTTGATGCTGTCAAAGCGCACGGAGGCGACTCGGGAAACTATAGAATCTACCCATCCCGTAGTCAGGATCACAAAAAGAATCCGTTATCCGCACAACAAAAAGTAGACAACATGAGGAAGTTATTTCCCTCACACAAGGACAAGATTCAAAACAATGAAGCACATAGAAATATATTTGATGTAATGCGTGACCTACATGACGAGGGTCATGAGCACGTAACAATGGTGGTAGGAGACGATAGAGTAAAAGAGTTTGAGAAGTTGACTAACAAATATAATGGAGTGCATTATAACTTTAAGACTATCAATATCAAATCAGCAGGGGCAAGAGACCCTAAGAGTGAAGACCCTATAGAAAAGTTGTCAGCATCTGGAATGCGTAAGCATGCTAGTGGTGATGACCATGATTCATTCCATGCAGGAATGCCTAAGGGTGTCTCTACAAAGCATTCTAAACAGATGATGGCGGATGTGAAGACAGGAATGACACCACCTCCTAAGAAGACGAAGACCAAGAAGTCAATCAAAGAGTTGACACTCTGGGAGTATGCACCTAAGTTAGATGCAGATTCGTTTAGAGATTTCTATATGCTAAACCATATCTTTAAGGTAGGTGCTATAGTAGAGCACGATGACACTGGACTAATAGGAAAGGTTGTCCATCGTGGCACTAATCATGTCGTATTCCAAATGCCAGATGGCAACGAGGAAAAGGTATGGTTAAAGAATATAACTGAAGTGGAAGACCCACGTGCTGCATGGGCACGTGCTGCTGATACCACCAAACTCCAAAACAATTACTCTGCTGATGATGGCAGTGGTAACACATGGAAGGCAGGTACAGACAACTATAGAATGGCATTACAAGCAATGACTCCAGGGCAATCTGTAGTCAGTTTTACAGATTTTCAACAACGCATTAGAAAGTCTGCTAATACTAAATAAAAACAGTAAGACCAATCAGGTGTTATAAAAATGAAACTAGAAATGTTAGTGTCTGCAGCTTTAATGGACTACACTCCAACAGAGCAGTCATATATTCTTAAGGCGGTTGAGGAAGATAAACTTCCTGATACAAAGCGTCTCCACGAGGGTGTAATGAAAGTCATGGAAGTCCTTGACACATTTGAGCCAGTGGTAGAAGGATATGCAGGCTTCGACGTAGACAGAGATACTGTCAAGAAAAAGAAAGCAGAGCATAAGGATGACCGTAACATAGGTCGTGTTGTATCCTCAGGAGGAAACTCCATGCTCATCACAGGACGTAAGGCTGATGGTCGTTACATTGTTGTCGGAAAGAAAGGAGAGAAGACAGCAAAAGAGGCAGGCGATTTAGGTGTAACTGCTAAGGAAAGTGTAGTAGGTGTAGACATCGATGATGTACATCAACTCATGTTAGAAGGACTTAAGCAGGCACGCAAAAACGTTGGTGCATCTACATGTTGGAAAGGTTACAAGGCATCTGGCACTAAGATGAAGGGTGGAAAACAAGTCCCTAATTGTGTCAAAGAAGACGAAAAACCTTCTGACTTTATAAATAAATTGTCTAAGTCGGGATTATTTTCCGATGCGGAGTTGGAAAAAATGGGAGAGATAAACTAAAATGAAACCCTCCAACCCAGGTGAAAAGTCTTTTCTTACTACTAAGAAGAAAGGAAACGTTGTTATTAACCCTAAGAAGGAAGACCTCATGAAAGAAACCAAACTAGAAGAAAAGAAAGCCGCCAAAGATTATGATGGTGACGGTAAAATTGAGAGCGGTTCTAAAGAGCATGCAGGAGCAGTCCACAACGCTATCCAGAAAAAGAAAGGTTTGAAACCTGATGGCAAGGACACTCGCGCAGAGAGTTACTATGGCTCAAAGGTAAGAGAAAAGTTAAATGCAATGAAAGAAGCAGCACATGACGCATTGCGTTCTAAACGTGCGAAGAGTCCTAAAGGAGAAGGAGCAGTGGATACAGCACCAGATGAGTCAAACGTAGGAGAAGAGACACTTCATGAAATCTCTGCTGACACAGGATTAGCAGCATCCAGAGCTGCAGACCAGAAGAGAGCACAACTTGCAAAGGCAGGAGATAAAGAAGGTGCTGCGGGTAAAGCTGCTCAGGCAAAGCGTCTTTATGATGCACAAGCAAGGAAGAGATTGAAAGAGACAGAAGATAGAATGAAAGAAAGAATGATACAGTTTACTAAAGACCATGACCAACAAATGCAAGGTAAACAGCCTATATAATGTACCGTTTGAATTTTAATCATGCTATCATTCCTACTACCATTTGCATCTAAAATTGTATCAGATGCAGTAAACAAAATCCCAGACGATTCTGAGTTGGGAGAGAAACTAATCGATTTGTGTCTAGTCATTCTAGGTAAGGCAGTTAAACTTACTAAGACAGACATGGACGACAAGCTATTGGAGACAGTTAAGTCTGCACTAGCAACTAGAGAGTAATTCTTATAAATAACTTATAGGAAAAAATTATTAAAGTAAACTAATGTCTATTTTAGGTACTATAGACGCTTCCACCTTTGGCAATAACGTAGGTGTCACTAATGGTGACGCAACAGTTACGAAGAATGCTGCTGATTCCGTCGATGTTGGCGATATCTTGGTGCTTAATAGCGTTAACTACATTGTAAGAGAAGTTACATCAACCACTGCAATCGAATTGCATACAACATATGCGGGTAGCACTAATGCTTCATTGTCTGGTGCTATCAGACGTACTGCTCCTAAGGCAGTCGCTGAGTTTGTAGTCAAGGGTGGAGATAGTAACTCATATGAGTTGGTCTTCGTTGACACAACTGAGCAGAGCATTGCATCCAACAAGTCTAGAGGAATCACTGGACCTGGTTGGTGGCAGTATCGCACTTATCAGACACACAACGGTGACACCAAACATAAAGCAGAATACATCGCACCAGCTAAGGCAACTGCAGGAAACGCAGGAGACATGGCTGATGATACACTAGCAGCAGATGTATTAGAGGTAATCACAGTTGGCACACAACCTGCTAACTCTACATCTTCTAGTGGTGCAGGCACATTCGTTGCAGCAGCAACAGTAGACCAGTCAGGTACTATCACATACAAGTGGCAGAGACAGACAGCAAATGCTACTACTCGTTGGGTAGATGTAAGTGCTTCACTTGACACTGGTATCACATACGCTAACTTCACAACTGCAACTCTTGAATACAGTGGACTAGCAGGTACTACAC